TTACATTCATCAAACTTATGTTGTGGGATAAATTTAATCGAAAATTTATCTAGTAATTCTCTAATCTTATTTTCACCTTTAGATTCTTTACAAAAAGGACATCCTTGTCCTTTTAAGTGATTTTGTGGTGTTTGCTCGAAGTTACCATGATTTGAACAAATCATTTTTACTTTTTCACCAAAACCTAAATATTCAACCAACGAATAATCATATTTATCATTATGAACTAATTTTGCTTTTTCAATAAATTTTAAAACTTTAGTTTTTCTTTTGATAAAACTACACAGTTCACAATCTCTACCCTTTAAATGATTAGATGGTGTTTGTTCAAATTCACCATGTATCGGACAAATTATTTTTACTTTAGTATCATAATTAATGTATTCAACATTAGAGTAATTAAACTTGTCACCATGTATTGATTTGCTTTTCCCAATAAAATCATCTATGGATATTTTTTGTTTATCTTGTGAGCATTTAGAACACCCATAACCACTTAAATGACCACTAGCTCTTTGTTCAAACTCACCATGAATTGGACAGATTATTTTTACTTTAAACTTACTTTCAGTATATTCAACTAATGAATAATCAAACTTATCACCATGAATTAACTTAGCTTTCTCAATAAATTTTAAATTTTTATCTATCATAATATTCTTTTATAATAAATATCTAAATAAAACCAAAAAGACAAAGTTTAAACCATTTTCTGACAGTACGTTCAGACTTACCGAAAAGGTTTACTAACATTTTCATTCGGTCATCCCAAGACATGTCTTTGTTTAAGTAGATTTCTCTAGCTTCTTGAATACGTTCATCCGTTAATTCATTAAATTTCATTTAAACTTATTTATCTCTTGTTATGTTTTTAACAAATATACATAAAAAAAATGAATTATGCAATATTATCCTCAGCTATTTGAATAGTCGGAATAAGTTTATACAAGTATTCTTTTTCTTGCGTAAAAATTGGTATGTTGTAGTCTGGCAACCATTTGCTTCTTTGAACTGGCTCACCATTTTGACCGTCAACCCAAATGGTTTGTTTTTTTACAACAACACCTCTTTTGTATTTAACTTTGTAATCATTCCAATTTACACCTTTCTCTTTGAAAAGCATTTCTTGTTTTTCTTCACCAGACTTATTCATAGTAGCTGAGTGACCTAACAAAGCGTGAGCGGCCATACTAATACTGTTTCTAGTGCAGTCTTGTTGTCTCCATATAATATAGTTAGCTACCTCTCTAATATCTGGTATCACAAATACTCTAGAATCAAAAACAGCATCAATTTCTGGAAATTCACCACTAATGATTTTTTCCATTAAATTAAATTCCTCTGGTTTAAATGCAGCAAGCATTCTTAGCATGGTTTTATTAAACGCAGCTGTCATCTTTGAAGCTGAAATGCTACATAATTTTTGTAGTTTTCCATCAAATGGTAATTCAGCATCAATGTTGTCGATTGTTGAAAAAACAAGACTAACTTCATCTGATTGCGTATAAGCAAACAACGGATTCAAATATTTGCATAGTTCAATAGTAGCGGCATCCATCACATTGGATAGAATGTCGTCAAATGGTTTCTCAAACATTTTTGTATATTTGCTAAACCCCTTACCATCAAGTCTTATGATAACATAAGACCTATTAGGTATTTTAAAATTATAGCAACTTTCGTATTCCTTCATACGGTCGCTAAAGCTTGTGTTTTTTCCCATTGTTTTAAATTTGTTTTTCCTATTTTATTTTTTATATTTTGATTAAAAACGTGCTTTTTTAAGACCTTCATAACTTGATTGACTGTTGATTGCAATAACCGCGTAAGCTATTTGCGTTGCAACTGAGATTGATTTGATTTTAGTTACACCAAAACCAATTGGACCAGCACCCTTATCCAAGGAATCACTTATAATCAATTCTTTAAGGACCGATTTTTCAATACGACCTAACGCTGGACCAGACAACACACCATGGCTAATAATCGCTCTTACACTGTTAGCACCAGCTTCCATGATAACTTCAGCTGCTTTGCATAGTGTACCAGCGGTATCAACCATATCATCTAAGATAATAACGTCTTTACCAGTTACATCACCAATGATAATCATTTCATCAATGACATTGGCTTGGCTACGAGTCTTATCCAACATAACATAGTTAATGGCAATGTTGTGATATTTAGCTAATTGGTCTTTCATACGTTTAACTCTTTTTCCAGAGCCAGCGTCAGGTCCGCACAATATTGTGTTCTCGTTATAGATACTAGCGATGTATTCACTAAACACGTTTTTACCTTCCAAGTGTGTTACTGGAATATTGAAAAAACCTTGAATTTGGTCTGCATGTAAATCAAATGTGATTACACCAGTCGCTCCACGATTTTCAATCATTTCAACCATCACTTTGGCACCAATTGGTCCGCGTGATTGGTCTTTCTTGTCACTTCTCTGATAAGGAAAAAATGGTAAAATAGGGATGATTTCTTTAGCAGCAGCACGTTTGGCCGCATCTATCGCTAAATTTAGCTTGATAATCTCGTCGGAGTTGTTAGGGCTTGTCAAAAGATAAACTCGTTTACCTCTAATAGAATTACAGAAATCCACACATAATTCTCCGTCTGAGAACTTTTGTGAATTAACCTTATCAACAACGATAGGGTCTTTGGATATTTTTTTGATTGCTTTGATAACACCATTGGTCAAATCTTCTCGACCATCAATTGATATAAGGACTGATTCTAACATAAGTTATAATTTTTAGCAAAGATACTAAATAAAAAATGAATAACCAAACGGTTATTCATTTTTTTTAGTGTTTTTTGCGATTAAAAATATAACCCACGATATAACTCCTGCTATCGCTAAGTATTTAACCAAGTAGGCAAATACCATTATCCCAATCCAAACAGATTTAAGGATAATTATTACTAGCAAAACAGCTAGGAATATCAAAAGAAATTTTATTCTTCTCATTTTTTATTAATTTATAATTATTGAACCAGTTCCAGCATTGGTGATGATTTTGTTATCACCAACATCTTTTACGTTAAGGATGAATTCTCCTTTTGGTGGGTAAATAAATTTACAACTCGACCCACCCAAAGATTCATAAATTGTACTTGATTTAACTGAAAAAGAATACACAAATTCAGAACCACCTTCATAACTTCTTCCAGATATCGTGTAAAATGGTTTAGACACAATTTGTTTTTTACCATTAACCTCCATCGTTACTATAGCGTCTCTAAAAATTTCAATTTCTTTTTTGAAATTAGGGTCTTCGCTGGTTACTAACGATTCTGGTACCGTTAGCGTCATAGTGTCTGTGTTTTTATCGTATGATAATGTTACACCTTTTACAGTTACCGTTTGAGCAACCATAGATATTGTTGCGAAAAACAACAATAAACTTACTTTAATTTTTTCCATTCTCTTATGTTGTATTTGGTTTTATATTTTCCTAATTCGTAACTACCGTTATACAACACAATGTCTATGGCTGTTGGTAATTCATCGTACAATTTATCCCACTCTGCTTTTTGTTCGTCAGAGTATGTTTTAGGACCTTCAACAGCAAAAGGGTCCATGTCTTTATCAAAACCATTTAGAATTAAATCTATAGCTTCGTATAAATCATCCTCACCAAACGGTGGAAGGTTCTCTACCCCATCATGACCTAACGCCACAATTTGATTTTCGCTGTTAAAAGACCAACGCAACTGTTTAATCAATTTAACGTGTTCTTCTTTTAACTCAAATTTTAATACGCTCATTATTTGTCGTTTTTATCGTCTCCAACAGCCTGAACCATTAGATTATTTACTAGTTCTGACACACCTTCCACAGCACCTTTCTCAATGTATGTGATGTCTAATTCTGGATACTCCAACCCCAATGATTTGGTAGGTGCTGGGTCCACGAAATAGATTGGTACATCACGTTTACATTTTTCAAAGAAATTGTATGTGTAACCTATGTTCATGCTAGTACCAACAACAATGATAATATCTGCTTCAATAAACGCTTCTAACGCTTCATAGAAGAAGAAAGGATATTCACCAAACCAAACAATATGTGGTCTTAATTGTGCATTATATTCTTCATCTTTATCACCCATGTTTATATCACAATAACCGATGTCATAAACCTTTTGTGTCGCAACAAGTGTTTGGTTGTTCATTCCAAAACAAGTTCTAGCTTTGGTCAATTCACCATGCAAGTGAATTATATTGGTAGAACCACCTCTTTCATGCAAATCATCAACATTTTGTGTTACGATTGTAACCTCGTGCTTAGATTCTAACGCAGCCAACGCTGTATGGGCATTGTTTGGTTCTACTGTAGGTAATTGTTTACGTCTAGCATTGTAAAAATCCAACACTTTAGAACGGTCTTTAGCCCAACCTTCTGGTGTGGCAACCTCATCAATCTTAAAATTTTCCCACAAACCATCCTTGGAATCTCTAAAGGTTTCAATTCCAGATTCTTTGCTGATACCAGCACCAGTAAAAACTACTATTTTACCCATTATCGATTAAAGATTAATCTAAATAGCGCACCTAGGACTCTAATTGTGATGAAAAACCCACCAACAAAACCAAAATCGTACCAAGCACCGTTATTATGTACAGCATACACAGCAACATCGTCCCAGATAAGACTACCAATAAAAGATGGCATCATAATCATACCATGCCATGTTCCACCCCAGAAACCATATATGTGTTCGTTAGGATTTGGAAATTGAACTTGTGCAACATCTGCACATGATGTAGCGAACATTAACAACGCTAACGCCACAAAGATAAACATTTTTTTCATTCTAATAATTTTTTTATTTGTTTTATTTTTTCGTTAACTCTTTGGTTAACTCTTTCTTCTACCACTCTACTCAACACAGATTCAATAATAGTTTCAGTTATCTTATCTATTTTATCATCAATGTGTCGTTTCAATGATGTTTCAAATTCGGCTAACCGTTTATCAATTTCTCTCTTAAGATATTCTCTCTTTCGTTCTATATCTTCTTGTGTTTGTGATAGTAATTCTTGGTCGATAAACTTATGTAATTCTTCCCTTAATTCTTTAGGTGTAATCACCATATCATCCCCATAACTGTTTGTGAATTTAACAAAATCATTATCTGAAATTTGTATCGAACCACTTAATGAGTCAAGCCTTCTAAAATCGTTATATGCGTTTAAATCACTTATTCTCGCCATAATGGTTCAACATTAACTCGTAAACCTCTTGCCAATCCGTTTCTGGGCTGAAACCTGCTTTGTCCTCAAACAAAACATTCATATAAGGTTTTTTATCGTAATTCCCATAACCTTTAGGGTCAGTAGGAATCTCTGGGTTCTCATTCACGTATTTAAAATGAATATCGTTCTCAAGGAACAATCTTTGATATTCAATTACTTCATGTGGGTGAGAACACGTATACAAGAACATAACCACTTCTGGTATTGTACTTAACAATTTAAGTGTTTCTTTAGCCATTGGGTAAAACTCATCAGGTGTGTTACCATATTGATAGTTAGGTTTAAGGATTGTCCCGTGAATATCAAAGGCGAAATAACCTTTATCCCATCCTCTTTTTTCTTTATTTCTAAAAAAATTTTTAATTGCTGTACTTACCATAA